TCTGCTCAAGGAAAACCAGCAGCTCCGCACCGACCGGGTGGAGGCCATGAACCAGGCAGACCGGGAACGAGCCCGTGCCGACCGGGCCGAATCCGAACGGGACAAGGCCCGTGCAGACCAGCTGAGCACCGCCAAGGACTGCAACCGGCTGGGGCTGAAGGCCTCACAGGAAAAAGACCGTGCAGACAAGGCCGAGGCCCGGGAAGAGGAAGCCTGGAAGCTACAGAGCAAGGCCGAAACCCGGGCGCAGGAGGCCGAGAAGCAGCTGGAGGGTTCCCGGCAGGTGGCCGAAGCGGCCAAGCGCCGGGCCGACAAGTGGCAGGCGGAAGCCGAATCTCTGAAAAAGCAGCCCATCACCGCCGTGGTGGACGAAGAAGAAGTGGAGCGCCGGGCAAACCAGCTGGCCCATGATATCGCCGAAGATTTAGCCGCCGAGATGACCGCCGACCTGCGGGCACAGCTGGAACAGGCCGCTTCCGGCAGCGAACAGGATGCCCACAGCTCCTATGACAACGTGCTGCTGGCCGACCGTTCTCTCCAGAACATCGGCAAAATGGTGGTTCCGTCCCTCCGCAGGCTTCCGCCCGAACAGCGGGAGCAGCTGACCAATATGCTTGTTCACACACTCGGACAGATCCAAGGGGAGGTATCCAGATGTCTGTAACCATCACGGCCCTTGAGGCCGAAAACGTCAAGCGCATCAAGGCCGTTGCGCTCACCCCCGCCCCCACCGGGCTCACCCTCGTGGGCGGCAACAACAATCAGGGCAAGACCAGCGTGCTGGATGCCCTTGCCTGGGCGCTGGGCGGCGACCGCTTCCGCCCCAATGCCGCACAGCGGGACGGGGCCGTGGCTCCCGCCCATCTCAAGGTCACCCTTTCCAATGGCGTGATCGTGGAGCGCAAGGGCAAAAACAGCACCCTGACCGTTACCGATCCCACCGGGCGGCGCAGCGGCCAGCAGCTGCTCAATGCCTTTATCGAGCCGCTGGCCCTTGACCTGCCCCGCTTCATGGAAGCATCCGACAAGGAGAAAGCGGACATCCTGCTGCGCATCATCGGCATCGGCACCGAGCTGCACGTCCGGGACATGGAGATCAAGGCGCTGTACGACAAGCGCACCTTCACCGGCCAGCTGGTCCAACAGAAAAAGCACTTTGCCGAGGAGCTGATTTCCTACCCCGATGCCCCGGAAGAACCGGTCAGCGCCTCCGACCTCATCCGCCAGCAGCAGGAGATCCTTGCCCGGAACGGCGAGAATCAGCGCAAGCGCAACCAGTTGGACAAGCTCATTGATGAAAAGAATCAATTGAATTTCACCTTGCGTGATCTCGATGAAAAAATTGAAGATTTGAAAGAGGAATACGAACAAACGCAAGCAAAATTTACTGACCTTGAAAAGCAGATATTTCAGGCCCGGAAATCTGCTGCCCAGCTTCAGGACGAATCCACCGCAGAGCTGGAGGCATCCATCCGGGGCATCGAGGAGACCAACCGCAAGGTCCGGGCCAACCTGGAAAAGTCCCGCGCCGAGGATGAAGCGGCCCGGTATGCCAGCGACTACGACAAGCTCACCGAAGCCATCACCCAGAAGCGGGCTGACCGCATGGCCCTGCTGAACGGTGCCGACCTGCCCCTGCCTGAGCTGAGTGTGGAGGACGGTGCCCTTACTTATAAAGGAAAGCACTGGCGGGATATGTCCGGCAGTGACCAGCTGCGGGTAGCCGCCGCCATCGTCCGCCGCCTGAACCCGGACTGCGGTTTTGTGCTGCTGGACAAGCTGGAGCAGATGGACATGACCACCCTGACCGAGTTTGGCCGCTGGCTGGAAGCAGAGCACCTGCAGGCCATCGCCACCCGAGTCTCCACCGGCAGCGAGTGCCAAATCATCATTGAGGACGGCATGGTAAAGGATGCCGAGCCGTCTGTCACCGAAAAGCCCCAGCCCAGAAGCTGGACGAAAGGAGCGTTCTAAATGAGCAAGTATGCCATCACCGCCGGGGTGCAGGATTCCCCGGTCAAGACCGTGCTGTATGGCCCCGAGGGCATCGGCAAGAGCACCTTTGCCTCCCACTTCCCGGACCCGGTGTTCATCGACACTGAGGGCGGCACCAAGCGGCTGAACATCAAGCGCCTGCCCCAGCCCACCAGCTGGGCCATGCTGCTGGACGAGGTAGCCGAGGTGCGCAGGGGAAATATCCCCTGCGGCACGCTGGTCATTGACACCGCCGACTGGGCCGAACGGCTGGCCATTGATGCCGTCTGTGCCAAGGCCAAGGTGGACGGGCTGGAGGGCTTTGGCTACGGCAAGGGCTACACCTACCTGAAAGAGGAGTTCGGCAAGCTGCTGGACGCGCTGGAAGAGGTGCTGAACACCGGACACAATGTTCTGGTCCTTGCCCACGCGGCCATCACCAAGTTCGAGCAGCCGGACGCTGCTGGCTCCTACGACCGCTGGACCATGAAGACCACCAAGCAGGTGGAACCGCTGATCCGGGAGTGGTGCGATATGCTGCTCTTTGTCAATTATCAGACCGTGGTGGAAAAAAGCAGCAGTGCCCCCAACGCAAAAAACAAGGTCACCGGCGGCCGCCGGGTCATGTACACCACCCATCACCCCTGCTGGGATGCCAAGAACCGCTTCGGTCTGCCCGACGAGATGCCTTTTGATTACGCCGGCATCGCCGCCTACATCCCCGGCACCGCACCTGCGCCCGCACCGAAGCCGAGGCCGGAACCGCACCCCCAGCCGGAAGCCGACATCCTGCCCGCGCCCGCCCCGCAGCCGGAACCGCCCGCCGAGACAGTGCCACAAGCTCTGCTGGTGCCCGACCTGATCGCACTGGGCGTGCCGGAAAAGCTGGCTCCCCTGATGAGCGCAAACAACGTCACGCCGGAGGAGCTGCAGGCTGTGGTGGGCAAGCGGGGCTATTTCCCCGAGGATATGCCCATCCGGGACTATCCGGCCGATTTCGTAGAGGGCTGTCTGGTGGCCGCATGGCCCCAGGTGCTCCAGATGGTGCTGGACAGCCGTGACCTGCCGTTTTGACAATTGAAAGGAGAACTTACTTATGAATGGCATGAACACCGACCGTGCCCTGAGCTGGGACGACGAATTTACCAACGAGCAGCAGGAGTTTGTGCTCCTGCCCGAGGGCGATTATGCCTTTGAGGTCATCGGCATGGAACGAGCCCGCTTTGAGGGCAGCGCCAAGCTGCCGCCCTGCTCCATGGCAAAGCTGACCCTGAAGATCTTCGGCGGGGCCAAGGGTGACACCACCGTCACTGACCGGCTCTACCTCCACACCAAGACCCAGGGCCTGCTGGGTGCTTTCTTTGAGAGCATCGGCCAGTGCAAGCGCGGTGAGACCTTCCGCCCCCGCTGGAACGAGGTGGTGGGTGCCCGGGGCTGGTGCCGTCTGGGCATCCGGGAGTACACCAAGCAGAGCGGCCCCAACGCAGGTAAGACCGGCCAGAGCAACGAGGTCACTCGCTTCCTGCCGCCGCCGGAACCCAAGGCCGCACCCGCTCAGGGCTGGACACAGGGGGCATTCTGATGGCGAACATCCAATCCCTGCGTCCCTATCAGCAGGCCGCCCGGGACAGCATCCACGCCCAGTGGGAGCAGGGCCGTCTGCGCACGCTGCTGGTGCTGCCCACCGGCACCGGCAAAACCATCGTGTTCGCCTCCGTTGCCGCCGATCAGGTGCGTGCCGGGGACCGGGTGCTCATCCTGGCCCACCGGGGCGAGCTGCTGGAACAGGCAGCAGACAAGCTCCAGCGTTCCACCGGCCTTGTCAGCGCCGTGGAAAAGGCAGAATCCACCTGCCTGAACAGCTGGTTCCGGGTAGTGGTGGGCAGCGTGCAGACCCTGCAGCGCCCCGCCCGGCTGGAACGCTTTCCCCGGGACTACTTCGGAACCATCATCATTGACGAGGCCCACCACGCCATCACCGACGGCTACCGCCGCATCCTGGACTACTTCGAGGGTGCAAAGGTGCTGGGTGTGACCGCCACCCCTGACCGCGGCGACATGCGGAACCTGGGCGAGGTGTTCGACAGCCTGGCCTATGAGTACAAGCTGACTGATGCCATCAAAGAGGGCTATCTGTGCAAGATCATGGCCCAGACCATTCCCCTGCAGCTGGACATCTCCGGTGTGGCCCTCAGCGGCGGCGACTACGCCGTGGGGGAACTAGGCACGGCGCTGGACCCGTATCTGGAGCAGATCGCCGCTGAGATGGTGCAGCGGTGCAGGGGCCGTAAGACGGTGGTGTTCCTGCCCCTCATCAAAACCAGCCAGAAATTCCGGGACCTGCTCAACGCCAAGGGGTTCCAGGCCGCCGAGGTCAACGGCCAGAGCGCCGACCGCAAGGAAGTGCTGGCCGACTTCGATGCCGGGAAGTACAACGTGCTCTGCAATTCCATGCTACTCACCGAGGGCTGGGACTGCCCCAGCGTGGACTGCGTTGTGGTGCTGCGGCCCACCAAAGTCCGCAGCCTGTACAGCCAGATGGTGGGGCGCGGCACACGTCTGGCCGAGGGCAAGACCGATCTGCTGCTCCTCGACTTCTTGTGGATGACCGACAAGCACGAGCTCTGCCGCCCGGCAGACCTTGTGTGCGAGGACAGGGCCGTGGCCCGGCAGATGACCGAGAATCTGGCCGAGACCGGGGCTGCGCAGGACATCCAGGAAGCCGCCGCCCAGGCCAGAGAGGACGTGGTGGCCCAGCGGGAAGAAGCCCTTGCAAAACAGCTGGCCGAACAGCGCCGCAAAAAGGCAAAGCTGGTGGACCCGCTCCAATACGAAATGAGCATTCAGGCCGAGGATCTGTCCGGCTATGTACCGGCCTTTGGCTGGGAAGCCGGGCCGCCCACCGAACAGCAGACCACCGCCCTCGAAAAGCTGGGCATTCTGCCGGATGCAGTGGAGTCGGCGGGCAAGGCCAGCCTTTTGCTGGACCGGCTGCACAAACGCCGGGACGAAAGCCTCACCACACCAAAACAGATCCGCTGTCTGGAAAAATACGGCTTCCAGCATGTGGGCACATGGAGTTTTGAGCAGGCCAAACACATGATCGACCGCATTGCGGCCCAGGGCTGGCGGGGTGTGCCCAAGGGTGTTACCCCAAGCACCTATACGCCGCCCGCCCCGCCTGAAACACCCGCATGGGATGTATGGTAACGCAGATGAATGATGAGATCGAACTCAAAGAAGCATTGGACTTCATTTCCCCGGCCTCCCTGACTTATGAGGAGTGGACGATGGTGGGCATGGGCCTCAAGGAAGCGGGTCTGCCCGTCACCGTCTGGGAAGCATGGAGCGCCCGGGACGGGGGCCGCTACCACAAGGGTGAGTGTGCCCGGAAGTGGGAGAGCTTTCACGGCAGCACAAAGCCTGTCACCGAGAGCAGCATTTTCCAGCTGGCCTACAGCCACGGATGGAGCGGCCCCGCGGGCCACGCACTGGACTGGGGCGACGAGCTCACCACCGGCTCCTCCAGAACGGAGGGGCAGCTGGTGGACCCCCGGTGGGTAGAATCCCATGACCTGGCTCTGCCTGAGCAGTGGGACCCAGTTGACCAGCTCAGGCGCTACCTGCAGGCCCTTTTTGAGCAGGACGAGCACGTGGCCTATGTGACCGAGAGCTTCATGGCCGACGACCGCCGCCGCCCCACCAGAGGCTGCTGGGACCGCACCGCAGGCCAGCTCATCGCAGAGCTGGACACCTGCGGCGGGGACATCGGCAAGGTGGTGGGCGACTGTGACCCCGAGGTGGGCGCGTGGATCTGCTTCAACCCGGTGGACGGAACGGGCCGCAAGGATGCCAATATCACCGCCTACCGCTACGCTCTGGTGGAATGCGACAACATGGATCTGGGCAGACAGCAGGCCATCATCAAGCAGCTGGAGCTACCCTGTGCCGCCCTGGTCTACTCCGGCGGCAAGAGCGTCCACGCCATCGTCAAGGTGGATGCCCCGGATTACACCGAATACCGCAAGCGGGTGGATTACCTCTATGCCGCCTGCCAGAAGAATGGTCTGACCCTCGACCAGCAGAACCGCAACCCCAGCCGCCTTTCCCGGATGCCCGGCATCCTGCGCGGCAGTCAGCGGCAGACCCTGCTGGAGACCAACATCGGCAAAAGCTGCTGGGACGAGTGGCGGGACTGGCTGGAAGCCGAGACCGATGAGCTGCCTGAAACCGAAAGTCTGGCTGACGACTGGGACGACCTGCCGCCGCTGGCCGATGCCCTCATCACCGGGGTGCTGCGCAAGGGTCACAAGATGCTACTGGCAGGCCCCAGCAAGGCGGGCAAGAGCTTCGCCCTCATTGAGCTGTGCATCGCCATTGCCGAGGGCACGCCCTGGCTGGGCCGCTTTTCCTGTGCCCAGGGCAAAGTGCTGTACATTAACCTCGAGCTGGACCGGGCCTCCTGCCTGCACCGCTTCAAGGATGTGTATACTGCCCTCGGCCTGCCCCCGCAGAACCTGCGGAACATTGACATCTGGAACCTGCGCGGTGCTTCCGTCCCCATGGACAAGCTGGCCCCCAAGCTCATCCGCCGGGCGGGTAAGAAAGGCTACACCGCCGTCATCCTCGACCCCATCTACAAGGTCATCACCGGCGACGAGAACAGCGCCGACCAGATGGCAAAGTTCTGTAACCAGTTCGACCTTGTCTGCCGTGCGCTGGACTGTGCCGTGATCTACTGCCACCACCACTCCAAGGGTGCCCAGGGCGGCAAGCGCAGCATGGACCGCGCCAGCGGCTCCGGCGTGTTTGCCCGTGACCCGGATGCCATGCTGGATATGACAGAGCTCACCCCCACCGATGCCATTTTGGAACAGCTCCACAACAAGGTCGCCTGCCGGGTGCTCAAGGCAATGCTGGACAAGCGCGGCCATGCCGATGCCTACGGCCCGGACGATGCCCTGAGCAAAAGCCGGATGCTGGCCATTGCCAAAGAACACCTTGGCATGGCCGACTTGCGGGCCATCGATGCCCAGATCGCAGCCGCCCAGAAAAAAGCCGACAGCATGACCGCCTGGCGCATTGAGGGCACCCTGCGAGAGTTTGCACGCTTCGACCCGGTGAACCTCTGGTTCGACTACCCTGTCCACAAGCCGGACACCGGCCTGCTGGAGGATCTGCAGCCGGACAGCGATTACAAGTCACTGGGTACCCGGGGCGCATCCAAGCGCTGGGGCAATAAGGACAAAGTCAGCAAGGACAAAAAGGCCGAGCTGGACACTGCCTTTGAAGCCTGCATGATGGATGGCGAAGTGACTGTTTACAGTCTGGCCGAGTACATGGATCTGAAGCCCCGCACCGTCAAGACCCGCCTGAAGGATGACGGGCGGTTCTGGATCGACGGCGAAAAAGTCGGACGCAAGGAACCCGGCAGCGCAGGTTAAACGAGTTGTATATTTTCAAATTACAATCTGTTATAAAAATGCAGTTATAGCCGCTATTTTGCACGACAGCAAAAACTGCAATTTTGCAGTTATAGCCGCTATGACTGCAAATTTTGCAGTGCAAAATAGCCTATATATAATAGCTATAACTGCAGCATGTGTGATGGGGTCTCCCAGAGGATGGGGCGAACACAGCCCCCATCCCTCCGGGGAACCCTCCCCATCACGTTGGCCGAACAAAAAAGAAAGAACGAGGTGAAACGAACGTGCAATTTTTGCCCATTGCTCAATTCTTCCTGCCCATGAAGCCGCCCACCACCACCCACAACGCCAAGGAGCTGCACGCCTACATGAAGGGCGGCAAGCCCTGTGCCGTGCTCCACGACAGCGCCGAACTGAAAGCCGCCCGGGCCAAGCTCCACGCCTACCTGGCACCCCATGCACCGGATCAGCCCGTGCCCGCTGGGAAGCCAGTGCGGCTGGTGGTCAAGTGGTGCTTTGCCCCCGAGGGCCGCCCGGACGGCAGCTGGCGCACCTCCAAACCTGACACCGACAATCTGGAAAAGGCCCTCAAGGACGAGATGACCCGCCTGCACTTCTGGCACGATGATGCCCAGGTGTGCAGCGAGATCGTGGAGAAGTTCTGGTCGGACCCCTGCGGTGTGTTCGTGCGTGTGGAGGTGTGGGGATGACGGATTACAAAACGGTCAAGGCATGGTTCCAGCAGTGCCGGGACGGTGCTGCCGCCGTGAAGGCCCAGAAGCAGAAGATCCAGCGCATCCGGGATGCTGCCGAGAAATGCACCCAGAGCCTGAACGGAATGCCCACGGGCGGAAGTTCCGGTGATAAGGTCGGAGATGCCGTTGCCCGGCTGGATGCAGAGGAACGGGAGCTGAAGCAGATGGAGCAGCGCCTTGCACTGCTGAGGATGAATGCCACCTGCAGGGCCTACACCGGGGCCGTAGACCCCGAGACCGTCCGACAGGGTGACTGCATCCGGATGTTTTACATCGAGAACAAGCACCAGCCCGCCATCGTGGAAGCTCTGGGGCTGTGCGAAAATTCCGAGGTCTCAAAGATCATCCGCCGGGGCTGTGAGCGGCTGGCTCTGCTCTGGGATACACTGGAATGATTCCACATCACATCCATCCTGCATCCATGTGCAAAACACCCCATTTGTGATATTCTGGGTACAAGCGGAACCGCGCAAAGCGGTGCGCCGCTTCAAAGCAGCCTCCTGAGTACCTCCATAATGAATTGCTCCTTTTGGACCTTTTGCCGCTTAACAGCATTTTTCTCCTTCTTGTGCTTTGCGGGCTGCTTTCAAAGATCACACTTGCCGTTCCGGGTTGTCCCGGGGCGGCTTTTTTGTACCCTGACGACGAGAGAGGTGGTGAGGATGACTGACAAGCAGGCGCGGTTCTGTGAAGAATATATGATCGATCTGAACGCGACCCAGGCGGCCATCCGTGCCGGATACTCCCCAAAGACGGCCAACGAGCAGGCGGCACGGCTGTTAGCGAATGTTAGTATCCAGAACCGCATCGCACAGCTTCAGGCCGAGCAGAGCCGCCGCACCGGCGTGTCCGCTGACCGGGTGGTGCGCGAGCTGGCCAAGGTGGCGTTCGTCAACGCGGGCGACCTCATCGATGCTAGGACGGCTTCCCTGAAAAGCGATGCCGCACCGGACGATCTGGCTGCTGTGCAGTCAGTCAAGGTCAAGACCTTCGGAGAGGACGGTCTGGAGCAGGAGGTAAAGCTGGCCGACAAGCTGAAAGCCCTGGATCTGTTAGGGCGGCACCTGGGAATGTTCAACGGCGTGTCCGGCGATGCCTCTGATCAGCTGGCCGAGGCCCGCAAGATCCTGGGAGGAGTAGACAGTGTTATCGACTAAGCAGAAAGAATATCTTGCTTCCTGTTCACACCGGTGGAACCTGAAAGTTGGGGCTACCGGTTCCGGCAAGAGCTGGCTGGACTATGCCGTGGTCATTCCCCAGCGCCTTCTGGCTCTGCGGGGTGAGGGCGCAGCGGTAATGCTGGGCAACACACAGGGCACCATCAGCCGGAACGTTTTGGACCCCATGCGCGAGATCTGGGGCGAGGCCCTTGTGGGAACCATCAGCAGCGACAACACTGCCCGGCTGTTTGGCCGCCGGGTCCACATTCTGGGCGCGGACAGCAAAAAACACGTTGCCCGCATTCAGGGCATGACCATCGAGTACGGTTACGGCGATGAGATGACCACCTGGGATGAAGACGTGTTCCAGATGCTCAAGACCCGCCTGCGCTGTCCTCATTCCCACTTCGACGGCACAGCGAACCCGGACAGTCAGGAGCATTTTCTCAAAAAGTTCATCGATGACCCCGAGGTGGACATCTTCTGCCAGACCTCCACCATCGACGACAACCCCTTTCTCCCGCAGGAGTTCGTGGAACACTTGAAGCACGAGCTGGCCGGGACTGTCTATTACGACCGCTTCATTTTGGGCAACTGGTGCAACGCGTCTGGTTTGATTTATCCCTTCTTTTCGCTCTGCCCGGATCCTTATCTCTTCCACGGCAGCGCGGCAGGTGTGGACGGACGGTTCTATGTGTCCATCGACTACGGCACCCACAACCCCTGTTCCATGGGCCTGTGGGTTATACATGAAGGAAAGGCCCTGCGTATCAGGGAGAGTTATTTCGACAGCCGCAAACAGCGGGTGCAGCGCACCGACGAGGAGCACTACGCCGAGCTGGAACGGCTCACAAAAGGCTATTACATTCAGGCCGTGTGCGTAGACCCGTCTGCCGCATCTTTTATCGAGACCATCCGGCGGCACGGCAGGTATCAGGTCATCCCCGCAGACAACGATGTTCTGAACGGCATCCGCTGCGTGGCTTCCCTGATGCAGGCCGGACTTGTCCGAATCCATGAAAGCTGCACCGATTCCCGCCGGGAGTTCGGCGCATATTCCTGGGACGACAAGGCCAAGGAGGACAGGGTCGTGAAAGAGAACGACCATGCCATGGATGATATCCGCTATTTCTGTTACACGATATTCGCCCCGCTCATCCGCTGGGCAGATTGGAGAGCCAAGTAATGTTTGACAAACTGCTTTCGTGGCTGCGGGAGAAGGCCCGGCTCTGGTTCGGGGAGGACACTCCCATCAGCGTCAGCGTGTCTGCCCCCATGGAGAGTGCCATCACCCTCTGGGCACAGATGTACGATACCGGCGGCCCATGGTGTCACGGCGGCAAAGACCCGCTGCACAGTCTGGGCCTGCCGCAGAGCATTGCCGCCGAGCTGGCCCGGCTGACCACACTGGAAATGGAATGCCTTGTCTCCGGCAGTGCCCGGGCGGACAGCATCAATGCGCTGCTCAAACCCTTTATTGCAGACCTGCGCATTCCCGTGGAGTACGGCTGTGCCCTTGGTGGGGTACTGTTCCGGCCCTATCTCGACCCTGAGGGCCGCATCCAGATTGATGTGGTGCAGGGGGATTGCTTCTGTCCCACCCGCTTTGATAGCTCCGGACGTATGACCGGGGCTATTTTTTACGATCATCTTGTAAGGGGTGGCCGCATCTACACCCGGCTGGAAAACCACGAGTTTTCCGGCGGGAAATATACCGTCACCGTCAAGGCGTTCCGTTCCATGACAAGCGCTGATATCGGCGTTGAAGTCTCCCTGACTGACGTTGCCGAGTGGGCTGCACTGGCCCCGCATACGGAGTTCACTGGCGTAGATAGGCCGCTGTGGGGATACTTCAAGACCCCCAAGGGCAACGCCGCTGACCGGCACTCCCCGCTGGGTGTCAGCGTGTACGCTCCGGCAGTGGACATTATCAGGGATGCAGATGAACAGTATGGTGCTCTGCTCTGGGAGTACAACGGCGGCCAGCTGGCCCTCGATGTAGACCAGACTGCCCTGCGCCCGGGTCCTGACGGTAGTTCCACGATGCCTCTGCGGGAACAGCGGCTCTACCGCAACTGGATCAATGGCAGCGTCTCCGGCGGTCGAAACCTTTACGAGGTGTTTGCCCCCACCCTGCGGGATGAGAGCTACCGCAAAGGGCTGGATTCCATGCTCAAGCGCATCGAATTTCAGTGCGGCCTTGCCTACGGTACCCTGTCTGACCCGCAGAACGTGGACAAGACCGCCGAGGAGATCCGCTCCAGCAAGCAGCGCAGCTATACCACCGTTAAAGACCTGCAACGGGCCCTCGGCACAGCCATCACTGATCTGGTCTATGCCGTGAACATCCTGCTGGATGCCGCATGGCACAGCGGCGCGGCGGTTTCCCTGCCGGGCGAGTGCACTGTGACCTTCGACTTCGATGATTCCATTATCTCAGATCCCAAGGAGCGCAAACAGATGTTCTGGGGATACGTTACCGCCGGGAAGTTCCCGTTCTGGCGGTATCTGGTGGAGTTTGAGGGATACAGCGAGGACGAAGCCCGCAAGCTGGCGCAGGAAGCCGCTGACGAGAACCGGCAGCCTGAGCTGAGCTTCGGCGGTGGCGGCTGATGCTGGCCCCGGACTATCTCGACCACGCACCCGACCGGCTTGTGCTGCTCTGGCAGCAGGTCGAGGATGACATCCTGCGAGACGTGGCCCGGCGCATCTCCAAAATGGACACCCTGACCCCCACGGCCAACTGGCAGCTTTGGCGGTATGAACAGACCGAAGCCCTCCGGCAGGACGTGGTAAAGAAGCTGGCCCGCTACACCGGAAAGAGCGAAGCTGAGATCCGGCGGCTCATGCAGGAAGCGGCCACTCGGGCCATGGAGGCCGAGGACGAGATCTACTACCACTACGGCAAGGAACCCACGCCCTTTGCCGACAATGCCACCCTGCAGGCCCTGCTCAACGCTGGCTATCAGCAGACGGCGGGAACCTTCCACAACTTAACTGCCACCACGGCCAACACCGTCAGCGGCCAGTTTGAAGCCGCTCTTGACCGCGCCCATCTCAAGGTGAGCAGCGGTGCGTTCGACTACAAGAGCGCCGTCAAGAGCGCGGTGGACAGTCTGGCCGACACCATGAAGTACGTCACCTACCCCACCGGCCACACCGACACGCTGGAAGTGGCCGCCCGCCGGGCGGTGCTGACTGGTGTGAATCAGACCGGTGCAAAGCTGCAAGTGGCCCGGGCCGATGAAATGGGGGTGGAGTTCTTCGAGACCACGGCCCACGGCGGGGCCCGGCCTTCCCACGCTGAGTGGCAGGGCAGGCAGTTCCACCGGGGCGGCGCTGTGGACTACATGGGCAAGCATTACCCGGACTTCGAAGCCGCCACCGGCTACGGCACCGGCGCAGGGCTTTGCGGCTGGAACTGCCGTCATACCTTCTTTTCCATCTTCCCGGAGCTGGGTGCACCGCCTGCATGGACGCAGGAGAGCTTGGAAGCCCTCAACGCCCGGGACATCGAGTACAACGGCGGCAGATACACCCGGTACGAGATCAGCCAGATGCAGCGGGCCCGGGAGCGCACCGTGCGCAAGTACAAGCGCCGGTATCTGGCCGAGGATGCCGCCGGGGCCGACACCACCGCCAGCGCGGTGAAGCTGAGGCAGGCCCGTCAGGAGCTGGCTGACTTTATCAGCGCCACCGGCGGCAGAGCCAACAGCGCCCGCACCAGTGTTGCCGGGTTTGGCAGAAGCCAAAGCAGCCAGGCAAGCTGGGCATTTAAAGCCTATGAAAAGCAGAAGAAAGATGCTATAATTATAGAAAATCTTCGTACTGCTGCAAAGCTGCCGAAAGCTGCAGTCATTCATCTTGAACCGACCAAGATTGATATTGCTTCCTTGACTTTTGACGGAAACCATGTCAACAAAGAACGTTCGCATGGGGTCACTGAGGCGCAAGCCAAACAGTACATCCGGGATGCAAAAATCTCCGTCACCGTTTGGAACGGTCAATTTGAGCGTTACTACGGTGAAAACGGAGCTGTTTATGTTAACGCCGAAAAGAATGAGATTCGAACCACATACAGTTCATCGGAGTATAATGAAAATCTGAAATCACTGATAAAGGAGATGAAAAAGAATGGCCTTCTTGGGTGATGTGGAGTACAGACTAGATAAAAACGGCATAGCTGCAAGTGTCAAATGTCCCCTTGTGGATGACTGGACTGATCCGGTTGACTGCATGGAAAATCAGGAAGTCATTGAAAGCAGCATCCCCGCCCGATTCAAGGTAAAGCCGAACTGGAAGAAAATCTGTGAAGCTTGCCCTTTCCGTGATTACTAACCACCATCCACCCGGACGGTGGTTTTCTTTTGCCCATTTTCAGGAGGTATAGCGTTATGCAGAACTTCATCAATGTCTGCGCATTTCATTTTGCCCGTGGTATTGTGCAATTTGCAATGGGCGGCGACATTTTTCTGATTGGGATGTTTTTCATCTATATCAAAAACTACCGTCATTAACGAAGACCTCACGTTTTAACCGCTATTTAACCACTATGAACCCCGAAACGGCTCCATAGTGGTTTTTTCATGCCGTTTTAGCTCATATTGGCCAGAGCAGTTGCATTGTAAGCAGCAGGCCGCCGGTTCGATTCCGGCAGACGGCACCATCGCGGCGGGCGGCGCGTACCCTGCCCGGGATCCATGCGGAAGGCGAACCGCGTTACAAAACCGAACGGGTTCTATTTCTCATATTGACCAGAAAGGAGCACTCAACATTGAAACGTGAAGATGTGAGTAAGATTATCCCCGGCATCACGCAGGAACAGCTGGACAGCATTATGAACCTGCACGGTGCTGACATCACAGCAAAGGCCAACGAGATCACGACCCTCAGGGCCGAAAAGACCACCCTGACCGAGCAGCTGAACACCGCAAACGGTAAGCTGGAGGGCTACGACCCCGAGTGGAAGGCCAAGGCAGAACAGGCCAAGACCGACGCTGCAAGTCAGGTGGCCGCCCTCGAAAAGGGCTATGCGCTGGAACGCAAGGCCGCCGGGCTGAAGTTCTCCAGCGAGAGCGCCCGCAAGGCGTTCCTTGCCGAGGCAAAGGCCCAGAATTTTGCAATGAAGGACGGCGAGATTCTGGGCTTTGATGACTATGTCAAGACCTTCAAGGCCGCAGACCCCAGCGCCATTCTGCCGGACGGCGGTATGGTACAGTTTTCTACATCCGCACCGGGCGGCAACCGCCAGCCCGCAAACGCACATGAGGCCGCAAATGCTGCATTCCGCGCAGCGTTCGGCCAGAAAGGTTGATTATTATGGCTATTGACGCAATCGCCCGCAATAAGGCTGAGGCCCTGATCCGGGAGCAGCTGGTGAACACCATCCAGCAGGATGTGCCCAAGAGCTCCATCGTGATGCAGCTGGGCACCCGCCTTGCCAACATGACCTCCAACCAGACCAAGATCCCCGTGCTGTCCATGCTGCCTCTGGCATACTGGGTCAACGGTGACACCGGCATGAAGAAAACCAGCAAGCAGGAATGGGACAACGTCTACATGACCGCCGCAGAGCTGGCTGTCATCGTTCCTGTGCCCGAGGCTGTTCTGGCAGATTCCTCCTTTGACATCATGGGCGAGGTACAGCCCCGCGTCCGTGAGGCCATGGGCGCAAAGATCGACAACGCCATCCTGTTTGGCGGTGACCGTCCCACCGAGTGGACGACCGACGTGCTGACCCTTGCCGCAAAGAACAAGGTCACCGGCCCCATCGACTACACCAAGCTGCTGGGCAAGGATGGTCTGTTCTCCAAGGTCGAAGCTGGCGGCTTCGGCGTTGATGCCGTGGTGGGCGACCTGACCGCCAAGGCAGAGCTGCGCGGCCTGCTGGATACCAATGGCCGCCCGCTGTTCCGCTCCGATATGCAGGGTGCAACCACCTACGCGCTGGACGGTGCGCCCATGTACTTCCCCGAGAACGGCGGCTTCGATGCTTCCAAGGCCCAGCTGATCGCAGGCAACTTCAAGAAGCTGGTGTACTCCATCCGTCAGGATGTCACCGTGAAGCTGCTGGATCAGGGCGTGATTCAGGATCCCTCCACCAAGGAGATCGTCTACAATCTGGCCCAGCAGGATATGGTGGCCCTGCGCGTTGTGATGCGTATGGGCTGGGCACTGCCCAACCCCGCCACCCGCATGAACGCCGACCGCTCCAAGGTTCCGTTCGCATTCCTGACCGCTGCGGCTGTCGCAGCATAAGGAGGCCGCCATGCTTTACTGCACCTACAAACAGTACCAGACAGCAGGCGGAACGCTGGACGAGGCCGCCTTTGACACGCTGTGCGCACGGGCTTCCCGGCTCATCGACCGGCACACCTTTGGCCGGGCAGGGAGCCATGCCAAAGTCTGCACCGACTGTGCCGAAGCGCTGGCCATGGCCTGTGCGTCCATCGTGCAGAGCCTGGAACGGGCCGAGGCCGCACGCGCTGCCACCGGCTATGCGCCGGGCGTGACCAGCGTCAACAACGACGGCTTTGCCGTGACGTTCTCCGAGGGCGCTCTGGCCGAAAAGCAGGCCGCCGAAGCTCACAGCATTCTTTCCGGCTGCCTGGGCAGCGACCCCCACGGCCTGCTGTATCGGGGGTGTTTCTGATGCAGTGCAGCGTTACCGTTGTGACCCTCGTTCACGACACCGCCACCGAGACCGACCGGCCTGTCTGCCATGTCATCCCCGGATGCAGCTGGCGGGAGAAACAGGACACCTCCGGCGGCGACCCCCAGCGGACAGTGCATGTCCGGCTGCCCCCTGCGGCGGGCTACCTGCCCTATTTCCAGTGGGCAAAGCTCCCGCCCGGGGAAAAGGCGGCTCACTGGACGCTCAAGCGGGGCGGCAAGCTCATCTGCGGCGCTGCCCGCAGCCTGACCGAGGCCGAGTATGCCGCCCTCGAGAAAACACACATCTGCTGCACGGTGGCGGCGGTCTCCGATAACCGGGAACCGCTGCTGCCGCATTTTCATGTAGAGGGGAGCTGATTCCATGAGCGCACCCGTTATTGACCTGAAGCTCAGGTTCCGGCCCGGCTTTCAGGCCGAAATGGACAAAGGCTTCCAGAAGGTCCAGTATGCGTTCTCCCAGCAGGTGGCTAAAGATGTGGACCCTTATGTACCCTTTGACACCGGCACGCTGAAGAACAGCGTGAATCAGGCATCCGACTTCAAAGGCGGCAAGCTGGTCTATAACACCCCGTATGCCCGGCGGCAGTATTACCTGCACACGCAGGGGCAGGGTCTGCATGGGGAGAACCACCTGCGCGGCTCGTACTGGGGCCAGCGGGCCATTGCTGATCACAAAGACGAACTGGTCCAGTTCGCCAAAAACGCTGCCCAAAGAGAGCTGGGAGGTGGAACGTAATGCCCAAAGCGTCCATTACGGCCCTTCGGGACTGGCTCAAGACCTGCCCGCTCATCGCTGAGGAGCAGGATGCCACCGGTGCGGCCTTCCGCATTGCAGGGCTGGAAGAAGAAGACACCGCTTTTTCCATTGAGGACAGTCCCACCGACCCCATTGTGGAGAATTACATCTCCGGGCGTGATCTGGCGAAAAACTACCTCTTTTTGTCCAGACGGGAGTTCGGGGAGACCGATGTGCTCACCATTGAGAACAGCGGCTTCTTTGAACAGCTGGCCGACTGGGTAATGGAACAAAATGACTGCGGCATCCTGCCTGACCTGAGCAAATGCGGGCACGGCAAGGAAGCCCAGAGCATTGAAGTCACTTCCACCGGCTACATCGTCACCGACGGCTCCGGAAGCTGCAAAATGCAGATGCAGCTCCGGCTCGTCTACTATCAACCCAAACTTTGAAAGGAGACCATTCTATGACTGTTTCCGAAACTTTGGCCGCGCTCAAGACCAAGAAGGGCATCGAGCCCAGCGCGGACTATACCGGCACCGAAAAGGCCGATGACTTCATCTTTGCCATCCAGACCGATAAGGCCAGTCAGACCAAGGAGAGCGACTGGGTCGTGTTTGCAGAGCGTGTCAAGGAGCACTCCGGTGCCCTGAACGCTTCCACCGAGGACGTGGCCTATATCCGCGCAGGCACGGTCACCGAGAAGGGCGAGACCCAGCGTACCTTCTCCCTGAACGGCAACCGCTGCGTGGGCGACCCCGCGCAGGATTTCCTGCTGAGCCACAAAATCAAGTTCGGCTCCGGCACTGATGTGGTGTTCCCCTATGTCTACTTCAGCGCCAAGACCGGCAAGGGCGAGAAAGGCAGCGCTGCCTTTATTGTCACTTCCGATGCCAGCGGCTCCGCCAGCAACTCCGCAGGGTTTGCCTGCGACGTGAAGGGCGTAGGCATTCCGGCAGAGTTCAACTACCTGACCGTAGCCGCAGGCTAACCCGATTTTCAATGATCCATACTGCCCTCGTTCCCGGTGAACGGGGGCCCTTTTTGTAACAGGAGAACTTCTATGATCATCAACGGCATCAAGTTTGATTTTTCCACCCTGAACGCCAACGATGTGGATCGGATGCTGGCCGCACAGACCCGGCAGCAGGAACGTGCCCGGGCAGAAGGCAGCCGCTACACTCCCAAGAGTGATTATCCCGCCTGGCTGCGCTTCCAGTGCCGCATCTTTATGGACTATCTGGACGAGGTTCTGGGTGAGGGCGCTTCTGAAAAGCTGGGACTGGACGGTAGCAACTTCAACGCCTGCCTGACGGTCAGCAAGACCTTTGCCGAGGCCATGGCCGCAGAAAAGGCCAGTGTCAGCGCACTGATCCACCCCGCCGAGGAGCGGGCGCAGGTTTCGGCAGCGCAGGCTATCCCTGCCCCCATGAACCGGGAGCAGCGCCGGGCCGCAGTCAAGGCACACCCCGCTGTGGTGGATTTCAGGGCACAGGAAGCGGCAAAAGCCGCCCGCCGTGCCAAGCTGCTGGCAGAGCTTGAGGCACTGGACAATGCATGACCTGCTGACGGACACCCTGCCCACCGAGTGGGAAGGCCGCGCCATCAACTGGGACTTCCGGCCCATGATCTGGCTGCTGATCCGCACCCGCCGTGCCAAGACAGACGAGGACAACGCCCGGCTGATTTGTGAAGCCGTTCAGCGGTTCTTTGTAGGGCCGGTGCCCGGAGTGCAGTACCCGGAAGCCTTTGAATCTCTGGTGCGCTTCTGCCAGGGCGGCGGCCCCGAGGACGAGGAGCGCACTGGGACTGGCGGCAGCAGTGACCCGCAGGACGAGCCTGTGCTGGACTACCGGTGCGATGCCGACTACATCGTGGGAGCCTTTCAGCAGGCCTACGGCATCGACCTGACCGCCGACAAGGTGCACTGGTGGCGCTTCAAAGCGCTGCTGCACGCCCTGCCGCCGGAAACGCCGCTGGGCAAGATCGTGGAAATCCGGGGCAAAGACACCTCCGGCATGGACAGGGCCGACCGGGACTACTACGAGACCCTGAAAGATCGCTTTGCCCTGCCGGATGGGCTGAAGGGGGTGAAGCGGTCTGAAACCCTGCAAGAGCACGAGGACGCTTTCCTCGCCCGCTTCGGCTGATCCCCGCGCCCCGGTGCCCTGCCCGTTCTGCGGCAGAGCGCTGCCCGTGTGGGCGGCCTCCGAAGCCTGTGCCCACGGTTTGTGGGTAAAATGCAAAAATCCCGCCTGTAAGCGGGAAGTAGAAATCAAGTTATAAAGCCTGTGCCATTGTGCCCGCGCCGATTGAGAGGTGGACACAGTGGCATTTGATTTTAGTGTTACCGGCAATACCCAGTTAGACACCAGCGGCTTCACAAAAAGCCTTGGCAGTATGACGGTAGCAGCAGGCAATCTGATTGCTGATCTGGTAAAGACGGCCAGCAGTCAGCTGATGAATCTTGCACAGAGTGCGATTCAGACCGGCTCACTCTACGAAACATCCCTTGCCAAAGTCGGGACCATCGCAGACCTCGGCAAACTTTCCATTCAGCAGTTGGGGGATCAAATCACCGCCACCTCCAACAGCATGGGCATAGCGGCCACGGATATTGCGGAAGCAACCTATCAGGCCATCAGTGCCGGACAGGACACCGCCAACGCCGTGGCCTTTGCGGGGCAGGCGGCAAAGCTGGCAGCCGCCGGTTTTACCTCCACGACCTCTGCCGTGGATATCCTGACCACCGCGCTGAACGCCTACGACCTGAGCGCTGACCAGGCAGACCACGTTTCGGACGTGCTGCTGACCACGCAGAACCTTGGCAAGACCAGCGTGGACGAGCTTTCGTCCAGCATGGGCCGTGTCATCCCGCTGGCTGCTGCTTACAACGTCAGCGTAGAAAACCTGTCCAGCGGTCTGGCCGTGATGACTGCAAACGGTATCGCCACTGCCGAGGCGACCACTTACACAAAATCCATGCTGAACGAGCTGGGCGACACCGGCTCGACCGTAGGCAAGATCTTGCAGGCTGAGACCGGCAAGAGCTTTGCTCAGCTGAATGCTGAAGGCAAGAGCCTGGGCGATGTGCTGCAGATCCTATACGACAACGTAGATGGTGACAGCACCGCCTTTGCCGGGCTGTGGTCCAGCGTGGAGGCCGGAACCGGTGCTCTTTCGCTGGCATCGGGCGGTGCAGACAAATTCAATGGCGTGCTGGCCCAGATGGTGGACAGTGCCGGAGCGACCGACACCGCCTACCAGACCATGACGGACACCTTCCAGCATAGCATGGAAAGCCTGCAGACCACGGCAGAGAACCTGAGCATCGACCTATTCGAGGCCATGGAGCCGGGCCTGAAGGAAGCCGCAAACTGGGGCACCGACTGCCTGAATACCCTGACGAGCGCTCTGAATGAGGGCGGCCCGGCTGCCATGCTGGACGCTGCCAGCGGCATCTTGGAAAATCTGACCGCCGGAATTGTCCAGCAGATCCCCGGGCTGGCATCGTCTGCAACCCAGATCATCACTCAGCTGGTGCAGTACCTGGCCGACCATCAGGATGCGATCTTTGATGCAGGCATCCAGCTGCTGCGCAGTCTGGTGCAGGGCATCGGTGAAAATCTGCCCCAACTCATTACTGCGGCAGTTTCACTCATCGAATCTTTTGCCTCGTCACTGACCGACCATCTCCCCGAAATCGCCGCCCTCGGTGTTGATATTCTTGCCGCACTGATTCGTGGCCTGCTCTCTCTGACCGAAAATCTGGCCGGAGCAGCACTTGACCTGATTGCATCTTTTGTCCAGTCCTTCGATGATAACCACGATCAATTCTGGGAAATTGGTAAACAGGCCGTAGCAGGTCTGTGGCAGGGCATTAAAGACAGTTGGTCTGACCTGCTCTCGAATCTGACAGAAAAGGTGCGAAGCCTGGCCGATACCGCAAAACGCGTGTTGGGCATCCACTCGCCCTCGAAGGTGTTCACCGAGATCGGCGAGAACGTCACCCAGGGCCTTGTCAACGGCATCAACACCGGGGCCCCGGCGGCAGAGCAGGCCATCCAGAACATCGCCCAGACCCTCTCTACCTACGGCCCGGATTTCGCCACCGTAGGAGCCACCATCACAGATCAGTTCCGCACCAAGCTCACCGAGGGCTGGGAACAGATCCAGTCCGACATCCAGACGGATGCGCTGGGGGCCATCGAGACGCTGGCAACGGCGCTCAAGGATGGAGACCTCGAGAGCCTGGGCCTGTGGGCTGCCAGCTATTTCTGGCAGGCCTGCACCAAGGAGCAGCAGGCGCAGATTCAGGCCGTAGCCATGGGGGCGCTCAACCAGCTGGGCAGCGCTTTGGGCGGCGTGTTCGGGAACCTCGCCAATCTGGCCGCCGGTCTGGTGGCACAGTTCGTCCCCGCAGCAGCCAGCGCCACAGCCGGGCAGACCGCCCTGAACGTGGCCATGGACGCGAATCCGATTTTGCTCGTCATCTCCCTCATCGGGATGCTGGTGGGTGCCCTGTTGAGCTTCTCCGGCAAAAACAAAGAGGTCGCCTCCGGCTTCCAGTCCGTCTGGGCGGGCGTTGAGGACTTTATGAGCTACATCTTCGAGGGTCTGATGCGTATCGTGGCGGCAGGCATCGAGGGCTTTGTCATCCTCATCAACGGCCTCATCGCCGCCTACAACAGCGTTGCGTGGCTATACGGCGGCACCATCGACTACATCAGCAACCCGGCCTGGGACTACGCCAACAAAATCGCCGCTGACCGCAAGGCCCGGCAGGCCGAGCGGAAAAAGCAGCAGGAAGCCGCCAACAATCCCAGCAGCTCCGGCTCTTCTGCCTCCTCCCAGAAGGTCATCGAGAGCATGACCGACACCAGCAAGACCACCAATGCCGACGGCAGCACCGTGACCACCAAAGTGCTCACCGAGAAGCTGCAGGACGAGACCGGAAAGATCACCCAGCAGGTGACCAAGACCGTCACCGAGGCGGGCACCAAGCTGGTGGACGGCGTGGAGCGCTCTTACAAGACCGTGACCACCTACGTGGACGGCATCCAGACCAAAGTAGAGAGCAGTCTGGATGACATCACCAAGACCAGCAGCTCCACCGGCTCCACCACGCCGACGGTCCCCACCCCGGACAAAGACCTGACCGACGCGGTGGAGGCCAACACCGAGGCCCTGCTGGCCGCAAACAGCAAGCTGGCCGAGATGGTGCGGCAGGCCGATTCTCTGGTGCTGTCGGACAACATGGCCATCAGCCGGTCTGTGGCCGCTTCCGGCACGGCGCAGGTGGCCGCAGCCGCCAACCAGTACCACCGGGAGGGCGACACCAACATCGTCCAAAATATTTACAGCAAGGCCCAGACGGCGGCAGACCTTCAGCGGGAAGCACGCTGGGAAGCCGACCGGGCCAAGGCTCAGAAACGATGAAAGGAGGGCACCGAGATGCCGTTCAGAAAAGACCATTTGCAGCTGGTCACGGATGCCGGGGCCGCTCTCGACATCGGGTGGGACTACGGCACGCCCTACTCCCTCGACCCCATCAACGGCGTGGATGTAAATCTGCAAAAGGCGCAGGGAGTGAACCAGATCGGCGAAACGGTGGAGCGCCAGAGCGTGGCCGGGGTGAGCCGTGAGCTCATCATCCACTGCCACAGCTCCCACGGCGATGCGGATGCAGAATTACTGCTGGAAAAGCTGCCCTATTTCACCAGCGGCACCATGTACTTCGAGGACAAATACTTCTGCCGGTTCGTGCTTTCCAAGACCCCCTACACAAAGAGCATCCACCCCTACCCGGTGTTGGCCTTCATGCTCTTCTGCCCGAAACCCTTCTGGTACAACTTGCAGGCTCAGAGCTTCTGCATCAACGGCTTTGTGCCCAGCTTCAGGCTGCCGGTGAATTACTCCAAGCCCCATCGGTTCGGCGTGCGCACCTCCATCGGCTGGCTGAATGCCTATAACCCTGGGGCGCTGAGCGTGCCCTTCACGGCCACCCTCAAGAGCGACGGCGCTGTGGTCAACCCCACCGTGCTGAACATCATCACGGGCCAGAGCATCCGCATCCTGACCACCCTGACCCCCGGGCAGGTCATCGAGATCTACCGCACCACCACCGACAAGCTGGCCGTCAAGCGGACGGAGGACGGCACGGAGGAGAACATCTTCTCCCTGCTGGATGAAGATTCTGACCTGCTGGAGCTGGCCCCAGGGGACAACCTGCTCAAGGCCACCGCCGACAGCGGCGAGACCAGCCTGCAGGTGACGGTGCGCTTTTATCCCATGGTTTCGGGCATTCTGCCGGAGGTGATCTCGTGACGCTGGACGTTTTGGACGAGCTGACCCTCGCCCGGCTGGGCCGTATTGAGGTGTGGGTGAGCCTTTACTGGGACGAGCCCTACAACACCGAGGGCGAGTTCACGCTGGAGGTGCGCCCCACCGAGGAGAACCTGTCCCTGCTCCGGGAGGGCCGCTGGCTGCGCCGCAGTGACAGCGACGTGCCCATGCGCATCTGCCACCGGAGCAACGAGAATCAGGACAGCAATCTGGTGGTCACCGGTTTCCCGGGAACGTGGATCTTCACCAAGCGGGCCTGCACCAGCATCGTGAAGAACGAAAACGCGGAACAGGCCATGTGCAGGCTGGTCAGCGCCATGCAGCCATGGCCCAAGCTGGAGCTGGGTGCTGCTGTGGGCTTCGACACCACCTACACTGCACAGACCTCCGGCGGCAGCATCATGGACTACCTGATGACCATCGGCGCGGCCTGCGACCTGGGCTTCCGGGTGCGGCTGGCAGGCAAGAACGCAGACAAGAAGCTGCTGTTTGAGGTCTACCGGCCCACCGCTGATCCAAACAACCGTTTTTCCACCAAGTGGGGCAACTTGCAGCAGGCCGCGTGGGCCTTTGGCGACAGCGACTACGCCAACGTCGCCATCGTGCAGGGCGCTGGCGAGGGCGATGCCCGGGCCACCGTCACCGTGGGCCTGACGGAGGCCACCGGTGCCGACCGGCGGGAGCTTTACGTCGATGCCCGGGACGTACAGCCGGACGAGGAAAAGGGCGAGACCACCAAAAGCCAAGCCTACCTCGAGCGGCTCATGGCCCGGGGTACCAACAAGCTGCTGGAGCAGCTCCGTACCGGCTCCATCGAGCTGACCATCGATGCCGAGGGGCTTTCCCCCGGGGATGTGGCCTACTGCACCATCCCGGAGCTGGGCTACAAGGCCACCGTCCGGGTGGCCGATGTCATCACCCAAAGCCAGAGCGACAGCACCACCCGCACCGTGCGGCTGGGTACGCCGGTCTGGCGCAAGCTGTTGTAAGGAGATGATCTTTTGAGTAAAATTGTACTTTATCCCGCCAACGGCTACGACTTTGATGCCGCAGACGTGGCAGCATACCTTGCGGGCCTCACCTCGGGTGTGTTCAGCTCCGCTGAGGACTTCCCGGTGACAGCCGCAGGCGGGCTGAAGGTCACCGTGGGGGCGGGCCGTGGCTGGGTGCACCCCAGCCGCTTCACCGGCTACTCCATCACCAAGCGGGAGGACGACACCCTGACCATGCCGCTGGCCGACCCGTCTCTCCCCCGCATCGACCGCATCGCGCTGCGCTATGATGCCGGTGCCAGAGCCGCCAGCCTGCAGGTGCTGCAGGGCACGGCATCCAGCACTCCCACGGCCCCCGCCATCTCCCGCACCGAGCTGATCTACGACCTCTGCCTTGCCGAGATCACCCGCCCGGCAGGCTCCACCAGCATCACCACGGGCCAGATCACCGACACCCGGCTGGACGAGGCGCTCTGCGGCCTCGTGCGGGACGGTGTGACCGGCATCCCCACCGACGAGCTGCTGGCCGCTGCCCGGGAGCGCATCAACGCACTGGAGGAGAAAGCTACCAGCAGTGCCGCTGCCGCCAAGGACAGCGCTGCCGCAGCCAAGAGCAGCGAGACCAA